AGAATCTCCCCTTGTGACCTTTATCCAGTCAACCTTTTGGCGATATTATACGCTTTGAAGGAACGAATCCCTTCTACGTAATTACCATATTGGTTTCTTGTACCTAAGGGCGCAGTTCTCGACTCGAGCATCTTAACAAATGCGGGTATTGAGCTCTTGCTAGGTAATTTGTACTTTTCAAACGATAACCAGAATGTAACGAACTCTTCAAACAACGGGTGATTCTTGCAGTTTTCCAAAATTGTTAAGCTGCGGATAGCAAAATAATCCCTACCGTTTAAGCCGAACCTGTCGAAGTCCGAGCGACTTTCAGGATAGCATAGTCTGTTCAGAGCTCTGAACGTTGGATACACACCTTTAGCCTCCCCGTCAACCATGTAGTCAAGATGGTGTAGTCTTTGCAAGTAAACAAAGCTCGACGGTTTAATTTTAGTTTTCTCTTCATTGATATCTAGTCCAACTAATCTATACTTCCGAAATATTGAGTCAGGACTTTTAGTGATGGTAACGAAATCATCACCCATGACTTGGCATTCAGAAGGAGTCGAGTTAAGGACCTGTCTATTTACAACAGAACCAAGAACTCCTGTAAAGTTGGAACCACTAGGTATTCCATGTAGGCCAGTAATCACGCGTTCATCTGGTAAAACAAGCGGCTTTGAGCCGAAACGTGAGGCAATTTCACCTAGTTCGTCAAGATATCGACTTTGGAAGTAAGTTTCGATCTCTGCAAAACCATTATCTTGCAGTTGTTTCTTGACAGAATTATCAAATCCGGAAATATCTCCTGAGAAACAGACATAGTCTGGATCATCCTTAACCTTAAGGAGTAATTTAGTTAAGGCTTTATCCACAGGGTCGGGACCATTAAACGCAACAAATTCAGGTTCCGTTCTAAGAGAGTTAAACAAAGGAAGAAAGAAGCGATTCTCCTGTATAATATCTACGTAAGGGTAGATGTATACAATTCTGGTCTTCCCTCCTTCTTGAGTACGTGTAGCACAGACCATGGCTAAATCTTTACTATACCAAAACTCAAAGTCTCTAACAGTATTATCTCTCTCAAGACCTTTCTTTTCAAGCGTGGGTGCACCAGCCTGGGTGTTAGATCTTGTGGCCTCAGCACTGTGGAGTATGGAAACAGGTCGTAAGTTAGTGTTCGGATTATTAAACACGCGTAACTCACTAGTATCTATATTGACAGGTTTGAAACTACCATAAATACGTGATAAAAGATCTGCTCCTGGTTTTGCAATTGAACGAGGTCCAAACTTGCTCATCTGCTCAGTCTCCAGCTCCAAGAGGTCAGAGTTTATTAACTTCGAATTAGCTTTAAATCGTTTTAACCAAGCTTCGTAAATGTTTTCAGGTCCAGCTCGTTCGGCTGCGGGAGTAATCTGTATGAAAACACTACCCTTCATAATTCGAGCATTATTTCTGGAAAGCTTTTCAAAACCAAGGGGCGTAAAGTTATCCTCAAATTCCTTGAGAGAAAAGGTTTGCATGATAATGTAATTAATAAGTTAAACAATGGGCTATTCAGACATTTCTTCTTCTTTAACCTGTTTAGACTCTTTCCTCTTATCAGGACGTCTACCAGGGCGTTGAGTATTTCTACTTCTCGCAGCACCTCTTGGAGGTGAGAATAAGAAGGATGCAAACTTCTCAGAACTTCGCTGCATGTCATAAATACTAACAGGAGTAACGACTTGACAACCAGATCGCTGGAAGGCAGTAACGTAACTTTGACCCTTATAGATCATGTACGAAGGTGAATAGACATCAGCCAGATTCCTACCAGAACTAGCGGGTCTAAATACTTCATCATTCCATACAACTACAGTCGTCTGAGATGCGTTAACATCTACTACATTAGTAACCATGAGATCAGTCTCATAGAAACCGTCAGAATTTTGAGAACCTAACTTCTTAGGAGCTCCAAATCCGCCAGAAATTTTACAGCCAATTTGATCAGTACCACCGATCCAAACTCCAGAACTCGATTGAGTCCAAGCATCTGGTGCGTCAGTATCACAGTTATAGACAAGTAAGTCTCTCGCACCATCTACATGAGGTACATGAGTAGACACACTAGTAACTGAAGAACTGTACCCAATAGTTGGGAAGTTACGGATAAACGTAAGGTGATCCGCATCAAAGTTTGGCATACCAGTATACATTAATAAAGGAGAATCCACATCTGGATAAGCCTGAACGTAACCGGTAATAAATTTCTTGTACTTAGCCGAACCAAGCGCATCAATTGCATGAGCAACTGCACCACTCTTAAGTTTGACAAGCTGCTTATTAGTTGAATCTTCAAATTCTACAGGGATAAGCTTATACAGCGGAGAACCGGGTAAGTGACTCTGTTTATAAGAGTTAAACAGATGGAACACAAACTGATTGATTCGGGGATCAATCTTGGTTTTATTAAGAAGAAGCTCAAGTCTGGCTAATTCTTGAAGATCTTCAGCAGAAAGGGCCTCAAATAGATTGATCATACCCGAGTTTCTGTTTTCCTTCACATTGATATGTGCAATAACAGACGTGTAGAAATAATAGACAGAAAGTCCATACATCTGAACACGTAGATTGTTAAAGATGAACTCCTTAGTAGGAAGAGATTCAGTGTATGAGTTTAATCTCATACGAGCGAACATCTCATAAGCCCATTCGCTAACTATATCAATGTTCAGAAATCTCTGAATTGAAGGGTTGGCACTAAAGTCACCCGTGCCATCACCGTCAAGTTCAGGGAAAACATTACCATAAACTAAAATTAACGGTGCGTCATTGTCGTCACCATCATTAAAGAAAAGGGGTTTATAGTCCGGAACAATTCCCGTACTAAATGTTGAGTTAATTGGTTTAGCATTTAAGCTTAGACCATGCTTGTTGTAGTTAGACCCACCGGAATAGTCATCCTTTGTAGTCCCACCATCATCGCCACCACCAACACTGATGCCAGCTTTTGTACCCATGTAGGTCTTAAGTGCTTGTCCAGCTCTTTCAAGTCCCGTCTGAACGACAGTACTTGCAGCGTCTACAAGCTTGTCAGCTGTAGCTTCTCTTAGATCTGAAAAGTTGTTAAGCCCTTCGTAAAATGGTTCACGGAAGGGTAAACTAGGGTCGAAGTTAGGAACACTGGTACCACCTCGTGGTATCCAAGGGCTAACAGAAGGTACGAATCCGAGATTGTGCTCTTTATCCGTTCCTTCATGCTCTTCTCGCTCTTTACGAACTATACTTTGCCATTCGGCATAGTCAATTTGGTCATCTGATAGAGAAGATCGAACATGGTCGAAGAACTCATAAGACGAGATATAATCCCATCCAGATAATCCATTTATCTCGTTTGCTTCCATAAAACATGTATAAATGAGTTAGTTACAGTAAGCCCTTTTATAATTAATCCCGAGGCTATCTGCGGGGGGTAGGGAATACCCGAACATCCAATTAAGGAAGTGATTTAGG